ATTCGGTTTCTTGCGTTGTTTGTAGTTCTTTTGCCTTGCGATCTTGGTACGCCTTTGCGGTTTGCGCGTTAATGATTTCGATTTCCATTTCCGCGTCTTGCTTTTGCTTTAACAGTTGGCGCTTTTCTTCTCCATCAATTTCAACCACTTTAGTAGATAGTTGTAAACGTCCGCTTAACAACGAATTAGTCCAGTCTGTTTCAAATTCTTTTCGGCCTCCGATTAGTTGCTCATCAATTTTTTTAATGATGGCAAGTTGCTTTTCCTTTTCCTTTTGGAAGGTATCCGCTCCGGCTATTTTAAGCAATGCAATCTCATGGTCAATTCTCTTAATAGCCGCTTCGGATGCGTCCTCATGCGATGCCTTTATACGGTTATTCAACTCGGAAATGTTATCGGCAAAGTAGTTGTAAGCCATATACGCAGCCGTCAACGCACCAGCCACAAGGAATATCGGGTTAGCTATTAACGCTTTACCAATTTCCAAAAACGAGCCGCCAATATTTTTAAGGCCGCCTATAATTTCGGCGCTGCTCATGCCCCGTAAGCTTTCAGCCATTTGCCTTGCCGACTGTGACGCGCCTCCAAAATCACCAGATCGTAATTGTCCGGTAAGCATTCCGAAAGAGTTTGACACGTTTTCAATGCCGGAAGCTTCGGTATTTTTCACCGCGTCATTAATGTCGTTTAACTGATCTTTGAGCGCACCGGCTTTCTTCGCGGCCTCCAAAAATTCGGGCGATGTCGTGCCGAGCCTTGCCGCGATTCCGGCCATTTCATCACGGGCGGCTTTGAGTTCAAGTTTCAGTTCTTTCGTAGCCCCGGCATAGTTACCTACTTGGTCTTGATGTTGGCCCATGCTGGCCTTCAATTCCTTGTAAGCCGCGTCTTGTTCTTCAATCACACGCAGCAATTCCTTACCGCTTTCGCTGTTTCGTTCTTCTTCTGATCGCAGTGCTTTGTACGCGTTGCGGTTTGCCTTCAAAGCCATCTCCAGTTCATTGATGCTGGCCGTTTGCGCTTTGATTGTGCGAACGTCTTTATCCCCTAACGCGCTCTTTTGCTTCAATTCCTCCTTTACCTTCTTCAAGGCGGCCTCTTCTGCCCGGTAGGCTTCTGTGTTTCGCGCCTGGGCTTTAATGATTTGCTCTTGAATCTTGGCCAACTCTTGCTGCGCTACGGTCAAGTCCTCAACTTGCTTTTTGTGTTTGGACGGCCCTTCGCCTGTAGCCGCTGAATTAAACTTGGTCGTGGCCTCGAATAGCTTCATGGCGCTTTGATATGCCACTAGCATATTTTCCGACAATTGCAGCGGGGCATTTATCGCGCCATCGGTTAATATGTCGTTACGTTCTAGTGCCATTCTTTTTCGCTTTCTGCTTTATGATCTTTTTGTACTCGTTGTAACGTGCTAGGGTAACATCTTCGGGAACGGTGAATCCAATTTGAGCCGATAGGCTTGCCATGATCTGATCGAACCCGACTTGCTCGGTAACTTCTTTCTCGCTCAACGCCTGAATTTGATTTTGCTTCATGGTTATCTGTGTAGCCAAAGCGTCATGTTTTTTTACCAACCGTTCCAAGCTTTTATCGTATGCCTGATCGCTGGACGTGTCAACGATGTGGCCTTTCTTTTTCAGAAAGTCAATCACGTCTTTATCCGCATTCAATGCCAGTACAAACACCGCTGATTTCAGCATGGTAAATTCGTTCAACATCTTAGCCAATTGCCGGAGGTGATTAACATAGCTGGAGTATTCCAGCGAGTTATTCGCTGAACTGTTTTGCGCAATGATTTTTTCCCATGCAATTACCAATTCTTCGTGCATTGCCGATCCTTCAATTATCAACAAAGTCAGTTCCCGCGTTTCAGCAATTTCTAAAAACAAACGTAGCGTGATGTTCTTATACCCGTAAAGCTTCGGTAATGGCCGACTGGATGGCGGGCTTGATGGCTTCGTGATTGATTTTGTTCTGATTCTCTTTAGTCGTTCCAAAAATTTCATCGCCATATTTAGCCTTTAGCATATCCGTTTTTTCATCGCGCGAACTAAAAACAACCGGGTACTGGTTTGCATCTACAAACATACCGCGGTAAAAGTCGCCCGTCAGTTTTAAGTCAACATCCGGGCGACCTTTCAAATTAGCGTATGCGATACTTCGATACTCGCCTAACCAATCCCCATCGCTATCAACGCTTTGCTGGAGTTGGTTTTGGTTCACATCAATTAACCGCTGTTCGTTATCACGAATGGCGCTAAGAGAAACGGCCACTAAATCCAGCGAGGCAAGATTACGGGCAGCCGCTAAAAATTTCTCCAGCGCCATAGGATTACGGAACGTTAAGCGTAGCCGGGGCAGTTACCTCGTATGCGTCAATGCTCAAAGCGGAAGGGGCAACCAAAGTAACGCTACCATCCACAAATGAGCCTGACGTTTTAACGCAGCGGTAAATACCCGATCCTGCCGGTGTTTCCGTTACAGTCGTGTTGGTTTCCTGTGTTGCACCAGATGCGTTCAGGATTTCGAAGTCAGCCAAAATAAGGCCGGACACCGGAGTGCCATCACACGAAGTTTTTACCGACACATCAAACGATGTGGTGGTAGGTGCAGGGCTTGCCAGCACTTCAATATCCACATCGGTAAGCGGCACAAGTTCCGAAACAATCTCGCCGGGAATCATCAAACCGCGCTCGTCAATCTCGCGTGGGTTTTTTAACACTACATAAACGGGCGTTTTGGTCGAAACAGATCCATCGCTGAACATAAGTTTTTCAACGTTCAAAAGGGATACAAAGAAGCCTCCCATCGTGCCATCGCTGAACTCGGTTCCGAAAAGGTTATCTTCGGTATCCAAAAAGAATACGCGTTGCTCGCTTCCCGAATGCGTGAACATCGCTTTGTGGAGGCACAGGTTTTTGGTGATGTGCGCACGAAAACGATACTTACCCTGGCGAACGCGAATATCGGTCAGCGGGGTTTCTTCGTAAACAGCTTCTTCGCTTACCACTTCCAAGTTTGCGAAGTCCGGCCACAAATAAATGCGGTTTGCAACGCCTGTTTTAAGAGCGTTTTGCAGCGCGGTTTTAGCCAGCGCAGGGTCGGCTACTTGCGCAGTAGTCAAGCGAAAGCCTACCGGAGTGGTAATCATTCGCACGAACTGCTGCGGCAACTTATTGCAGCGTACTAATCCGAGGTTCTTTTTCGGCTCCGCTGCACAAATGATTTCTGCCATATTTTAACAGGTTTTAATTCGTTTATTGATTTTTAAATTACTTATCTCAATAGCATCAACCGGGTCAGAAAAAACATTTTTGATGTTTATCGCTCCAGACTGCGTTCCCCAAAAGTATCTATCTGTTTTTGTGTGTGGTGGATAGGTCTTATCACCGTTCCACGTGAAACCGTTTCGTTTTAGCGCTTCGAAAAACAACTCATAAAGCGGAAACAGAATCGGTTCGAATACGTCCGACAATCGCTGCGCTGCGTTCAACTCTTGCTTTGTGTGGTTAATAATCGCCATGTTCAACGTATAGCGATGCATGTCGCCTTCAACCTCCGTAGCGTTATCTAATCGCAACACAATTAGCGGAAACTTTTTCGCGTGGTTTACAGTATCGCGGCCTTTCACAATCAGGCGGTTATTAATCTCCGCGATATGGCCATACATGAAGTAAGGCGCATCGTCAGGAATCAATGCCGACAAAGCCGGAAACCGCGTAGCTTTCAGCGTTACCATTCTCGCTACCACTGCCTCCATCTCGCGCTCGATTACCGGAATCATAAGTTCATTACGTTAAGGTAACCAGGGGCGCAAAACTTGTAGCTAAGGTAGGTGCGAAAATCCTGCCAGCCTTTCGTGTTTACGTCCACATCAAAGTCGACAGCGTTATCGTACAGATAGCCGTAGAGCGAATCTTCGTGATACCAGTTCGACCAGTAGGAATCGTTGGCCAAATCAGCGATGTACGCATCCACGTAAAGCTCAAACGTCCCGCGGACAATCTCTGCGTACTTGTTATAGTGCCGTGCGATTACGTGCCCGGGGTTAATCACCAACGAGTTTTCGGCTTGTGGTACAACTAACCCCAAAGCAGCCGTAGGACTAAACGAATCACGTAGCCACTCGGAATGCACGTAAGGTTTGAGCGCTTCCGGGAATCCCCGCCACGTTTGTTCACGGCCTGCGTAGGTATAGGTATCGCCTTTTTTCAAACGAAGCCATTTATTTACAGGCTGCAAAATCCACGTTGCACTTGCACCCGGCACGGTTTGGTTATTGTTTACAGTGGATTGATAGATGTCAATCCCCGAAACAACTTGAAAACCTACTATGTACAGGTGGTGATTTTGTTGCACCCATTCAGGCGGCAACGAGGCAAAGCCAGATTCAATACTTTTAAAGAACGTAAGCCCGACCAACTCTTTTAGCAATTCCTTTTCCTTTGCGTCAATGAAGGCCGCAAGGGTGTTGGCATTGTCCGGTGATTGGACGATGTTGTAAGGAACTCCTATAAAATCGGTCGGGCTTAATACCATCGTTAAAGGCGTTAAGGTGTTTTAGACAAAAACGCTTGGGCACTAAATGACGCGCTCATGGTGCCGGTTCCGACATATTGGACTCGATAAAACGGAAACGGGCACCCAGTAATGCGCCAATGGTATGCAGCGGTAGCATCCGTTGCCGTATGGGTTGCTAGGGCCGTGGTGGTTTCAATCGTCCGAAATGCGGAGAAGTTGACACCGTCCGTAGAACCTAACAGGGTAAGCGTACCTCCAACCGTGCCGCTAATCTTTACGACATTCACCTGGATTACCGTGTAGGCGGCCCGCTCTTGCACGGCCCGACGGGTCGTTACAAAAGCAGTGGCCGTATTCACTACGGTGTCGATTTGTATGTTCGTGCCGAGGGGTTGGAAGAAAGGCAACGTTTGAGCCGAAGCGGTGAACGCGAACAAGGCTACCAAGCCCGCGATCATTAAATTGAATTTAGTTTTCATTTTCGTGTTTCAAATTAATCCAACAGAGTCAAAGCCGCACCGATGTCAGTCACCTTCGCAAACGCGTTCAGGTCAACGTTACGAACAAGTAAGGCAGTGCGCTTGCGAGCCTTAATCGTCATCATGTCGTTGATGAACTGGTTTCCGATGTAACCCATCTCGATTTCAATTTCTCCAATGTTGAACTGGCTTGCCCAGTTGAAGTCACCTACCAGCATGGTGTTGGCGGCTGGCAAAGCGTGAGGAATTACCCGGATGCCGTTTACGTTGGCCGTGCCATCTGGCAGCAATTGCGCCCATTGCGGTACAACGTAGTGGCCGTCAACTGCTTTGTTGGTAATCATGTTATTGAAGTCAACATACGAAAGCAGGGCAGTATTTGCGCGGAACTTAGACTCACGGCCCGCGTTGATGTTTTCCTGAACCTTCACGATCAAGTCGTAAACGTTAGGGTCATCCATAGCAATGTCAGGCGCAGTGTAGGTCGGTGCGTAATCAAAAATACCGCGAATGTTCGGAGCAACTCCATTGGCATTCCATAAATCCAGATCTTCTTTCAGCCGAACGTTGATTTCAATTAACTGGTTAATTTCACCGGCAATGTATTCAAAGTCGTTAAACGCTTCGTGAGAAACCGGGATTTGGTCGCCAATCTTTTGCAGATTCAGCGTGTACTCCTGCCACTGGAAGGTCGATTCTGGGAACGGGTTGTTTTCTGTTACCGCGGCAGCAGCGCGAGTCGGTGCAAGTTGGTCAACGTACCGAACAATTCCGGCACTGTTAGGAGCTACAGGGCGCTGACGGAACAAAGACGAAAGCGTTAGTCCGCGATAAGCTACTTGGCCAATGTCTTCCAAGCGCATAGCTTGCGTATTTGACGCAACGCTGGCACGAAGTACCGGAGCCTTTTGAATCGGGACGCTCAACTTTACAATCTTGTTTTTGTCGCCACTGGCCAACACTTTCAATTCAGCGGCTTTTTCTTTCAGCATCTCTTCAAGCGACTTGCCTTCATTACCAGCCTTGCCGGTCAGAAGTTTGTTCAGTTCGATGCCTTGCTTTTCAACGGCTGCAACTAGCTTTTCGATTTCGCCAGCTTTAATACCTGCCTTTTCAAGCGTTTCGGTAAGCTTTTCGGACGTTACCATTCCTTCGGTCGCTTTAGTCACGTGTTCTTTCACGGACTTTTCAATCTGCGAACCGTTTTCCTTGCCCACCTTTTCGATGAGTTCCTGGATTTCTTTCAATTCGATTTCCATAATTTTTTTTAGTGGTTAAATGATTTTGAATATGCACTTACCAACTCGTTGATCGGGAGAGTGATTTTCTTCGGCTCTTTTTTTCCAGTGGCAATATCCGGCTGGAACTTATTATTCAAAGTTGGAGTAAGTTCGTTTGACCCGAGCAGTACGGCAGAAACTTCAATAAGCTTTGCCTCGCGTACTGCGAAAAAGTATCCTTTCATGTCGGCTACTTCCTTGTTGCCTAAGAGCGGGTACACCTCGCTCCATGTGGCGTATTCTGCTTTGTAGTTTTCATCGTTGATGCCGATGTCTACTTTCACGTACACCATGCCGACTGAATGCTGGTCTACGTTATCGTCTTTGTATTCTTCGTACACGCGCTCATTCAATCGCTTTTCTATTTGCGATTCCATAAGCAATACCATCGTGTC